ATCATTGTCATTAGAGTTATTAGATGTAGCAGTGCCTGTTGCTGCTGCTGTTTCTACTTGAGTAGATACCTGTTCAGCCGCAGTAGCTTCTTGAGTAGCCCCATCAGGAATAGGTGTTAAAGGTTTACCATTCATAAACTGAATATAATACTTTGTTCCATCTGCTCCAATAAAGGTACGAATCTCAAAGCCGCTGCTATCAGATCCTGTGGCAACGTGGTACGGTAGAGCGGCTTCACCGCCTTCAGCATAACCAGAGATAAAACCACCTTGGTTCATCATAGGTTGCTCTTCTGGAGAGTCTTCAACCATCTGTAACTCAGACACGTCAAAAGGTAATTCATCACCACCCATCTCCATGCCAGTCTCGCCGACAGGCTCACCACCGATGCGTCCATTAGCTTCCATATCAGCAAAGCCTCGCTTGGCTTCATTACGGATGTCCTCAAAGAACTTAACGCCAAAGAAGCGTACCACATCAGCAGGTACGACATACTCACCTTCACTCAGTTGAGCAGGGATGTCATCACGTACTTCTTCTGGCATAGAGCCTGTAGGTACTTCATTGCCTGACACAGGGTCTACACGTTCACCTTCATCACCGAAGGCCGTTTCCATTTGTTCATCCATTTACTTTGTCCCTCAAGTACTTTAGTTGTCTCAGCGCTTTGATAGCACCCTGATGTCGGTATAGCTCTGCAGTATCAGAGATGTTTTCCATACTTCTATGCGTGGAAGAGATGCACCCATCAAGCTCCTCAATGAACGCATCCCATATCTGTTTATCGTTAACTAGCTTCTTAAGCGACATTACCGCTAAACCCTTGCTCACCCGGTGTTGGTGCTGTTCCTACGCCCATCTGTCCACCGCCACTTCCTGTGGTGTCCTGTACGCCCTGTGGAGCCTGTCCTTCTGGCGCTGGGCTACCTTGGGGCATGGGAACGCCTTCTGGGCCTGTAGGGGCAGGAGGTGGAGCCTGAAAGCCTTTTAAGATCTCAGACTGTATAGCAGCATCCTGCATAGAGTTAGTCACTTTGTCTGGGTCAAGATCCATAGACTTAGCAATCTCACGAATGATGTAGTCCATCTTAGCGAAGGGAGCTAGGACTGGGTTCTGTGCAACCTGCAAGAACTGCATCAAACGCTGTGAGCGTACCTCGTTAGCCATAAGGCTCTCTGTACCAGATGCACGGACCTCTAGATCTCCACGGATAGATGGATCAAAGTCAAACTGCATGTTGAAAGCAAAGAATGCCTTACCCATGGGGCGAATAAGGTAATCGTCTACGTTCTTTACTACCGCCCGAATAGAACCGTTAGCAGCAGACATAAGCATAGAAATACCAGAAGCTGTACGCCCAACGCCAGATACTCCGGTTTGTCCGTGAGCGAAACTAGGGAATCCAGTACTTTCATCTGCTAGTACCCGTGCCTTATCAAAGAGTTGCATGTTCTCTTGTGCTACGTTAGGGAACTTAGTGCCGAAGATTCCTTGCCCTGGAGCACCGCCCTGACGCCGGAACACCTTGCCCGGATACACTGACATATCTTGACCTGGTACAAGGTTAGTCTCATCTACTTCAATGATAAGATTACCAGATAGTGCAGCGTTGTCAATAGCCATACGCATAAAGCCATTCATCAACGTCTGTGTATCGTCCATGTTCTCAGCAATGCCTACGCCAAAGAAGGAGTAAGGGTTGTGCTCATAAGGTACAGCATAGTAAGGAATACGTGCAGGCTTAAACGGATTCAATACAAATCGCAGAACCTCGCCGTTACAAACCCAGATATTACAGTTCAGTTCATCAAGGTCTTTATACTCCCGTGGTATATTAACACCATGCTCTTCAAGAATGCCTGTATCTACGAAACCCCAGAACTCCAATACTTCCCAACGCTCTGAGTCGGGCTGCGTATCGTCATCTTCCATAGCCATTTCCCAGTGTTTCTGAATGTAATCTGGGCCTTTGGCGATAGCCATATCTAAAGCATCCTTCATAAAGTAAGGACGGCTCTTGAGCGCACGTAATTGAGTGCGTGACATTTTATGTCGTTCAATTATGTATTCTGCTTCATCCATAGAAGCTGCTTCTGGATCTGGGTAGAAGTTCCAGCAGGAAACGTGTTGTGTTTCTGGAACAGTCTTAACAATAGGCTCATAATCACCGTCTTCGTTCCAGTTAGGGTATTCTTTATCTACAGCAAATGGACCTTTCATGACACCTGTGCCAAGTAAAGCCATCTCAAATGCCATAGAACGTAAGTGAATAGAAGCACCCGATTCCTCTAACTGATCGTGGATCTTCTTTTCCATTTTCTTAGCTGCAATCATAGCAGGATGAAATGTTACTGTGGTAGGAGTAGTACCGTCACCCTCGACTATCTTTTCACTTACATTAGCTAGTTTTTCCTGTAACGGACCTAACCTACGAGCTAAGTCTGCAAGAGTATCACCTGGCTGAAGTTTAGTATCAGGACCAATTAAGTAAGGCTTAGGAGCAGGGCTTTGAGTAACAGAGTTTAATGCTTCACCAGCAGCAGCTGCGTTAGGGTCCATGTTTATGTGTACAGATTCAGCTACGCCATCTGGTAGTATAGAGGGGTCAACCGACATAGGGAATTTGTTGTTACCAAACAATACATCTGTAATAGATCCGTATGCAGCTAAGGTTTTTGTTTTAGTGACCTTAATAAATACACGAGACTTTTCCGTGTCTGTAAACTGTACTTCAGAACTATAGAGACCACGATAGTTGCGGTATGCACGAAGCCAACGCTGTTCATCTGAGTATCGAGAGTCTTCTGAACGTGTATATCGCTGTTTAACAAAGCCTACTACACTAGATGCCTCTTCAAAAATACTATCTTTAGTATCTTCTGCTGCTGTTACATCATCCGTCTCAAACGAAAGTTCATTATTCTCTGCCATGTTCTATCTTCCTTAATAGCCGAAGCTGGGATCTGCCGCCTGAAAGCCAGAGCGTTGTTTTGCGGGATTATAGTCCCAGATGCTACTGCGTGGACGTGTCATAATACCGTAGCGTAAAGCGTCATACAAGTGATCTTCTGCATGAGTATCTACATCTTCTGGATTCTTCTTGTCCAGTGGAATGCTTGGTATCTGCGCAATGGTATTTGTACAGTTACTCATAAATACAAGACGAGGTTTATCTGTAAACTCATCTACCTGTAAACGCCTGTGTATTTCGTTCTTACCTGCGACACGTGAACCTCTTGACCGATCAGAGGGACGCCAACGACAACCCTTCATATTCATCTGCTCTGCCAAGCTAGGTCCAGTGTCGCCACGGTTGTGCCATAAAGAACTATCCAGCACCCCGTATCTTATTGTACCATCATGAGCTTCTGCTTCCAGTATAAGATCTGCTAGATCAGAAGCTGTTACTTTAGAGACATACATCTCACGGTACACAATTACTTGTTCATCAGGTGCTACAGCAAACCAGAGAACACCAGTGTAACTACCATAACCGTAATCGCAAGACCTAAACTTTGCCCAAGAGTCAGGTATCTCAAATGAGTCCACGACATGTATGTTTCTGTCAAACTCTGGAAAAGCCGCACCTTCATTAATATCCCAGTTACCTTCAAGTAACTGCTTACGCTGATGCTCCGGCAGAGAGAGAAGCATCGCTTCATAGTCGCCAGAGTCAGATAAGTACGGATTATCAAATAGAGAGGCTGGAATAAAGCGGCGCTTAAATAGAGGCTGGCCTTCTTTACTATGACCTTTAGGGTAGGTGATCGTTTCACCAGACTCAAGATGCGTTGCCCAAAAAGACTGGTTCGATCTTGAAGGGTCAATAAACATCTTTTTAACCCAAGCATGTCCACTTCCTCCGGGGTTTGTTGTTGCCCTCATGTAGAGGCCTAATTTATTAGAGTGTGCAGACCTCAAGCGAGATCTCATATAATCCCAAGCGTAAGGTGAAGACCATTGAGTAAGTTCGTCAAATCCAATCCAGTTAAAAGCCTGACCCTGATAGCGTGTGACATCTGTATCCTTATCCAAGTATGACATCCAGAGGCGACCGCCTTGAGGTGATGTCCATTGAGACTTACGCTCTGACCATTTAATGCCCGGAATAGCACGGGGATATAGCTCCTGAGACTTTTGTATTAGTTCCCTTAGTTCTTCTGTTGTGTGACGTACAAGTAGGCCACTAAAGTTCGGATCGTTCAAACCATGTAGCGGGTCAGCTAACATAGCGTAGGATTTGCCACCACCAGCTGCGCCACCATATAGAACCTCACGTTCTGATGCGCTCAAGAAGTATGACTGTGGCCCTGGGTTTGGCTTGAATACTACCTCTTGTGCTAACTCTACGTCAAAATCAGCTGCCTTAACTGTAGCA